TAATCTGCAACACGTACCAAAAAATGAGTCGCTCGAAGGCGGCGTTGTGGGCGCGTATCTGCCCAGTGTAGGCGCGCACGCGCTCGGGGAACGGCTGGTCTGGCGTCCATGTCACGACGTCCTCGTCATCGAATGCGTAGGACATGCAGAGCACGTTGGTCGAGCCGTCCATCGCATAGTTGTAGACGCCCGCAGTCTTGAGATCGCAGCGGCTGCGCGTCTCGAAGTCGATCCACAAAACTGTCACGGTTTTTCTTCGCAAAAAATGCCGCACTCAAAATCAAGATTTTTTAGTGGGTTACCTCTTGCGTCGGCGGGCAATTCATCCAAAAACACCCGTTCACCTTTATGTCTTGCCAACCGCGAGCCTAACTCGCGAGATTGCGCCGCGCGGGCGGAAAAAACCTCGGGGTGCTGCTGACGAACAAGGTTCCAATAGGTAGGCGATGTTGCCTTGACGCATCCTATGCAATTTGCGTTTGGGTACCCCATCTCGTAAACGCGAGGCAACCGCAGACCGGCGGCTATTAGAATTTCATAACAGGCTTGTTTTGTGATTCCGGCATCTATTAGCACGGGGATTACATTATCGCGTTCGGTTAGTACGAAGCGGGCATGCCGTGCCCTTTCCTCCGCCGTGAATCCGAGCACATGCCAGTCTGCTTGATTGCGCGCCTCCCATTCCTGACGGGCGCGTTTTTTAAGCTCGACCGTACATGGTGCGCCAGCCGGGCCGCTCATAAACCGACGATGCGCCCAAACGTCCACCGCCGAGGTAGACGGGTATTTTGTGTTGATAACGGTTTCGATGGGTGCGTTAAGCCATTCCGCAACGTCTCGCAAAAATCGACGGTTATCTTCGTCTTCTTCTGCGACGGGGTTATTTAGCACCCGAACAGTGCAGGTTGATCCATATAACTCTATGGTTTTTTTGGCCGCAACCGCGCTTGCGGCGCCGCATGAAAACCAGACCGCAATCGTTCCTGATATTGGCATACAAACTCCAGAGACAAAAAAGCCGCGACCCCGAGAGGCCGCGGCTTGAAAGGATCAGACCGGACGACGACGACGGCGCTCGGTCGGCTCCTCCTCGGGCGTGTCGGCAGACTCACCCGTCACGCTGATCCACTCAAGGATCTCGAATACCGGCGTGAAGATCTTGCCGTAGCTTTTGTGCGTGTAATGGTCGCGCTTCAGGCGCACCACCGGCACGGGCTTCGACTGATCCTTCTCCACCTGCGTCGCGATCGCGAGCGCCAACGCCTGCACGCTACGCTTACCGCCGACCGAGGTCGTCGAGTAGCGCGCTTCCATGTCCTGGTCCTCGCCGCTGAGGCACTTCAGGGACATGCCGATCTGCGTCTCCCAGCCACGCTTGGCGTTAGGCGGCGCTGCGTCGAGTTCAGGCAACGGTTGCGACACCGATACCATCTTCTCGCCAAGCACCTCACCGTCACCCCACGCGATATAGCCGTGGACGAACGAAAAAGGGTTCACCGCCCAGGTTGAGTCATCTTCGACTTCGGTCTGATCGGCGCCGAACACCCAGTGCCCGGTTTTGTCCATCTTGAGCAGGACGACACCGGCAGAACCGACGTCGCGCTCAAGCGAACGGAGTGCAGTCGACAGGCTGGCGACTGCGGGCAGGTTTGCGTTACTGAAAGTTACGATATTGGACATTTTGTGTTACCTCAGTTTAGTAAGGGCAGCCGTCAATTGCCGCCCGATGTTAAGCACCGCAGGTCGGGGATCGCTCTCCGGCACAACGGTACTGCCGCTCGACACTGCCACGACAAGCTCGTCGGGCAGCGCCAGCTTGCTCTTTTTCAGAACCTTCTCCGCCTGCGCGGGCGAGATCAAGTCCTGCTTCATGGGATCAACGCCTTGCGACGTGAGCCATATCGTCGCCGCCTCCGCGTCCGCCCACTGGCGGATCGCGCGCTTGGAGACCATCTTATAGCCCTCGACCTTCGCGTCGTTCTCCAGCATCGTCAGCGCGAGATCGCGCACACCTTTGATCCAGCCTTCGATCAGGTCGGCTTGCCGCAGCCAGTGCCCGATCTGCTCGCCGTCGAGCGCGTCGATGCGCGTTTTCAGCGCCCGATCTGCCGCGCCTGTCATCAGCGGGCAGATAGGCTTGGCGTTGCACCAGCGGCAGTGATCGCCCATCTGGAGCGGCGCCTCGGGTTCCCGGGCGAGCTTGACCGCACGCATCAAGTCGTCCTCGAAGGCATCCAGCGCATCGAACGTCGTCACCCAGCGCTTCACGCTCGGCGGCTGCACGATGATCAGCTCAAGCTCCCGCGTGCCGAGAAACGCCCAGCGCGTCTGCTCTGTATGCCGCGCGGCAGCCGCGTAGAACAGCAGTTGCTTGTTGTTCTCCGCCTCGACCGCCACCCCATCCCCGAACTTCCAGTCTAGCACGATCGTGCGCTGTCCGAGCCGTCCGATGAGATCCGCGCTTCCCCATGCGTTCGGGATGAGCGAGCCAAAGCTGACGCGCGCCTCGATCTCGACTTCCATGTCCTGATAAGGGTCGATCTCGTCGAGCGCGTCCAGCGCGACCTTCAGTTTGTCCTCAACCAGCTCTTTCGTCAGCACCGTGCCGTTCAGCTCGCGCCCGATGAAATTATCGGGAAGGGCGGTGTCGCTCAGGAGAATCTGCGCGATGGCGTCATGCAGCAGCGTGCCCTCGTCCGCGTAGCTGCTCGCGGGCTTGACGGGCATTTTGGCGACCAGCGCCACGCTGCCGGGGCAGTTGATGACGCGCGATGCGGTGGAACCGCCGACGAGAGTTGAGTGCATGTGACCTCCGTTTTGAAATCATCCTATGCCGACAAAAAGGGGTTGTCCAGAAGTTTTTGACAGCGTACAGTTCGCGGCATGGAGAAAGACATCGAGCGCCATCTGGTCAAGCGCGTCCGCGCGGTCGGCGGCGAGGCGTACAAGTTCGTCTCACCCGCGCATCGCGGCGTGGCGGACAGGATAGTCTGCCTGCCCGATGGCAGCACGTGGTTCGTTGAGTTGAAACAGGCAGGCGGGCGTCTGTCAGCACTACAGAAGGTATTCGCGCAGGACATGGCGCGCATGAATCAGCGCTACGCCTGCCTATGGTCCAAGGAGGACGTTGATGGATGGATCACTGAAGCAACAGGTGGGCGGGACGCATTACAAGGGGCTGCCGATCCAGCCAGTTGAGTTCATTCACGCCAATAGCATCGGTTTTCTCGAAGGAAATGCTATCAAGTACCTGTGCCGCTGGCGTAATAAGAACGGCATTGCCGACCTTGAGAAGGCGCGGCACTACATCGACATGCTGATAGAACTCGAAAGCCGATGAAGCTGCGCCCGTACCAGGAAGAAGCGGCGGACTTTCTGTTCGAGCACGACCGCGCGATGATGCTGGCGCCCGTGGGCGCAGGCAAGACCGCCGCGACGCTCGCCGCGATGCAAGACTTAGTGCACCTTGAAGGCACGCGGTTCCTCGTGGTCGCACCGCTGCGCGTGGTCACGCACGTCTGGCCGGTCGAAGCGCCGAAGTGGGCGCCACGGCTGAAGGTGACGGTCGCCTGCGGCACGCCCGCCCAGCGCGCGGCAGCGCTTGCGTCGGATAGCGACGTGGTGGTGATTAACTACGAACTGTTGCAGTGGCTTGCGACGCAGACGCTCGCATTCGACGCGGTGGTGTTCGATGAACTGACGCGGCTCAAGAACCCAAGCGGAAAACGATTCAAGGCGGTCGAGAAGATCTTGAAGCAGGTTCATATTCGCTGGGGTTTGACGGGCTCGTTCACCTCGAACGGACTCGAAGACGTGTTCGGGCAGTGCAAGATCATCGACCAGTCACTGCTCGGGCGCAGCAAGGGCGCGTTCATGCAGCAGTATTTCTCCTGCTCGGCTTACGCCGGGTTCGACGACTGGACGCCGCTCGAGGGCTCGCTGGAGCGCGTGATGGAGCGCATCAAGCCTGCGACGTATGTGCTGGAGCCTGGCGTTTACACCGACACACTGCCGCCGCTGCACGCGGTCGAGATCCGCTCGACGATGGCGACGCGGGCGCCTTACGACGACATGCGGCGGGAGTTCGTCGCCGCGTTCCCGGATGCGACGGCGGTGGCGCAGAACGCTGCCGTGGTCACGCAGAAGTTACAGCAGATGGCGTCCGGGTTCGTTTACACCCCGTCGCCGGTCTGGTTCAGCTCGCACCGGTTCGATGCGCTTGAGGGCGTGCTTGAAGAGAACCAGCGGGCGAATACGATTGTCGTCTACAACTACAAGGAAGAGCTGGCGGAGCTGAAGCGCCGCTACCGGCACATCATCACGCTCGACGACGCGAACGCGATCGAGCGCTGGAACGCGGGCACTGTGCCGCTCTTGGCGCTGCACCCGAAGTCTGCCGGTCACGGGCTTAACCTACAGCACGGCGGCTCGCGGATCGCGTTCCTGTCGCTGCCGTGGAGCCTTGAGCTGTACGAGCAGACGGTCGGGCGGCTGCACCGTAGCGGACAGCGCCACGACGTGTGGTGTTACGTGTTCCTGACCGAGGACACCGTGGACGAGCGCATCTGGTCGGCATTGCGGGACAAGCGGTCGCTCAGTGATATAGCGATGGAGGCGTTGAAGTGAACGTAAAACTACTGAAGGCCAAGCTGAAAGCCGCGAAGGCGGAAGAGAAGCAGTGGGCCAAGGTATACAACCGAGCCGAGCGCGCCATGCTGCGCATCGGGCGTGAGATCGACAAACTGGAGGAGAAAATTGATGGAGCGGTACAGTTGGCGAGCGCTAAACAAGCACCTGGCGCTGATGACGGAAGAGCAGGTGTTGGCGTTACTCGAATCCGAACGCGAGGGGTCTCGGCGCGTTTCGATTTTGGAGCGCCTGCACCAGCGGTACACGATGCTGAGAGCGGAGCGTGAGCGGTTGGAGATCATGAAGGAGGCAAAGGCACCATGAGCGAACGCTGGTGGGTCGTCATGACTAGGCATGGATACATGATTACCAACCAATTGTGGAGCGAGAGAG